TTGCGCTCCAGCATGTTTTTGTTTGCGGCAGCAGCCTTGAAACCGGGGATGTTGCTATCCATCGCATTTAGTTCGGTGCCTGTCATGTCTGGGGCTTTTTCTTGTAGGGCAAGCGCGTTCGCCCGTCCCTGAGCATACATGATGCTTTTTCTTTCCTCCTGGGTCACAGACTATCAACCCCTTTCTTATAAGCTTCATCCAGCTCTTTCAGCTGTTCCTCACCACCGCTGGCTTTTATCTCCCTGATTTTTTCAAGGATAGCGTTTTTACGCTCTTCGATGGTCATCATGCGTTATTCACCCCCAGAGCAGTTTCAATTTCAATCAGCGCAGATTCATATTCGGTATTCTGAGCAACAACCGTCTGATACTGCTCCCGCTCATACTCCCGTTGGGCGGCGTCCAGCTCCGCCCACGGCTTCCACGGGGCAATCATTTCGCCAGTGAATATCACGCCGTCAGCACGTGTCCACGTCTGCCCACTGGGGATAAAGCGGTATCCCTCGATGTAGGTATCGCATTTGCCATCGAAAGCGTCTGTATCAACTTGCATCCGTCCATCGGCGGCAGAAGTGTGGCACTTAAAATCAGAATCAATGTAAATCACTACTTCTCCCCCCAAACTTCGCTTATTGTAAGCGTTGTTTTAACATAGTCGCGAGTGGTTATCCACACTCCAACGCATCCGGCGTTCATGGATGATACGTCAACGGAGAACAACCCTGTTTTTGTTATGCTCAGCGAAACCGGGAAACTCGGAAGCTGTTCATTTGGAAACTTGGATGCGACGCAGAGCCGGAACGAGAACTGATTGCTGCCGCTCGATGTTTTCCCTATTCCCGTTATTCGGAATTTCAGTGTCGAAATTTCGGACAGGTCTATCACGGAATTTGTGAATACGTGGCCGTATCCAACGGAGCCGCCGAAAACTTCGGTAGATATCTGCATACTACTTTCGTTAAATGTGACAACCTTTGAAACGTCATTTCCATCCCACACAGGCGAAGACCACCCGCCAGACACTGTATCGCAGGTATCTCCGTCCTTGTATAGCCACAGGGCGTAGCTAAGCACAGCACTCACGCTCTGGCCGTCCGTGGTAATCGTCACAGCCTCCGACGTGCTTTCTGTGCCGTCCGTGCAGGATAGTGTCCACGTGCCCGCATTGGGTACCACACACGCCCATGTACCGCTGGTATCGGGAGCGGCGAAAGTCGTTGTACCATCCGTACAGGTACAAGTAGAACCGGCGGGATAGGTGATGTTGATGGTAGCGGAGAAAAAAGCGATTGTAACGGTGTACTCTGTCTGAACATCGGCGGTTATGGTGGTCGGCTTGCCATCGCTGTTGACAATGGTTACGTTCCACTTGCCGCTTGCAAGCCCCTTGAAGACAACCACGCCGCTGGTGCCGGAGTTCTTGATCTTACTCTTGCCGTCCTTGGAAACAGTCACGGTGACGTTCGCCGGGGCTGTGACGGTAAGGGTGCCGCCTGTGCCCCCGCTGGCACCAAATCCATATAAAGGCACCGCAATACTCATACGTACACCTCCACCGCAATCGGAATATCCACCGTGGGCTTGTCCTCAAGGCAGGTAAACGTCAGCACGCTGCCCGACCGGGAAGCGAAGCTCACCATGCCACACGCCTCTTTCAGCGCGATATTGGCAGGCGTGTCGCTTCCATACGCCGGATAGGCCATCGCTTTCTTTGCGTTCGTCATGCCTTCGATGCTCACAGACTGGACATACGGCGCACTGCCAGCCCACCCGGCAACGGTCAGTGTTGCGGAGACGGAAACCGTCTTGACGCCGTTCAGAGCCGTGTCCACATAGCCCTTGTTCGCCGCGTCGGCATTATCCGAAGGCGCACCCAGCCCCGTGACCTTGTTCCCGCTCATGGCGATATCCCCGGTCATGGTGCCGCCCATTCTGTCCAGAAGGCCGTCGGTACTGACAACATAGTCGTTGATGGCGGGAACAACCTTTCCGTTTATGAACTTCTTGATGGCGATTCCCGCCTCGTCGAACTTTGCCTTGAACCCCGCCTCGGTAAGGCCGTCATCCACATTGGGGCGTCTGCCCAGCTTCTGAATGACCTCCATATCGGCGGTCAGTTCCGGTATCTTTGCCATTTATGCTCCCTCCCTGTTCAGCGCCCTTTGCAGCGCTCCGTTTCCGCCGCCGCCATTGACGGGCATATCCTCCGACGTGGTCTGGACGCTCATTCCCGTTCCCGGGTTCCCGCCGCTTCAAAATCGTCCAGAAGCTCCTGCTTCTTGGTGATATAGCCGTTGGGGAGCCGTTCAATGTACTGCTTCGGCGTAATCAGATGGTTCATGAGAAGATTGTCCAGCGTCTGCATGGAGGCCATTTCCGACCAGTAGGAACATGCGCCCACGTCCTGCTTGATGGCCATTTGCAGCTCCTTCAGAACGCCGAAATCGAACGGCCGCATAAAGGTCTGCTTGGGCAGCTGCATTCCCAGGGGCTGCTCACCGGGCTTGTCCATGTCCATGGAAGTCTCCACCATACGGGTGCCGTACTTCGCCGCCATCATGTCAAGCCAGATTCTTCCCGCTTCCTCCATGCACTGGTAGTCGTTCTGCTTGGTCAGCTCCATGGGGGTGTTGGCCGCCCGCTGCAAGGCGATAATCGCACTTGTGGTCTCAATCCGGGCGTCGCCCATGGCCACGTCAGACGCACCCAGCAGGGAATGGGTTTTGTCAAAGCTCAGCTCGATAAACTGGGCAATCTGAGGGCTGACGGACGCGCCGTCGATGATTTTCGCCACATTGGTCACGTCTCCGGAAATGCCAATGGCCGTTCCCACGCTGCCGTCCCAGCGCTTGATCTTGTTCCGGTCATAGACCACCTTGGGGAACGCCGTAGTCAGAAGGGAGATGCCCACAAGGGCGAACATCTTGTTGATAAACTTCTGGTTGGGCAGCATTCCGGTGACCAGCGCCTGACCGTGGTAGCAGTCCCGGATATAGTCCCAGTTAATCCAGATCAGCGGATACAGGCTGTAGCCGGTGTCATAGGCCTTCCGAAGAATCCCCTTCTCCGTGCTTTCCATGCACCAGATGGTGCGGGTGTCCCGGTTCCGGAAATAGTAGGTCAGCACCGTCACCTTGTCATCGGTGTAGCTGTCGTATTTGTTCTGGAATTTATCGGAATCCGCCGTAATGCTGTCCGGGTCGTCGATGCCGCACTGTCCGGCCTTTTTCAGCTCCTCCGCCCGCCATCGGACGTCCTCCACCAGCTCCCGGCGCACAAGGATAATCCAGGGCTGGCGCTGTACATCCCGGCAATTGGGATTGCCAAACAGCACCCGGAGGTTGTCCACAATCTCCGCCACGATCTCGCCCTTGACGTCCTGACCGTTTTCAATGGTGGGGTCAAAGTAGAAGTGCATACAGCCGTCGCCGGTAACGGTGGCGTTGCGCAGAAACTCCCGGTTCTTGGCGACAATCCGGTTCCGCTCGATGATGGCGGCAAACTGATGGTTGATTATCTCGGCGAAGCCTTCCAGCTGCCTCTGGGTAAACCGGGAGGTGGAGGGCATGGGCGTCACCTGAATGGTCATGTTGTCCGACGTAATGGTGGACACCTGGAAGTTGATGATCCGCTTGAACATGTTGTAGGTGGGGGTAGGAAGGCCGTTGCTCTCCACGCCCTCCCATTGATTTCCTATGAAGAAGTCCTCGTTGACCTTCACCGTGTCATACAGGCCGATCTGCTGGTTGAAGCCGTAGGCCTTTTCGTAGCGCTTCTGGATTTCTTCGTTGGTGGGAATCTTCTGTTTTCCGCTCATTATTCGGCTTCACCGCCCATCCGCTCGGCCTGACGGCTTTTCTTCGCCGCCTCCAGGGGGTCAAAGCCCAGAATCCCGGAAATGCCCAGGTTAAAATCATTCACGGACTTGACCGCCTCCTTTGCCGCCTCATAGTCCGGGACAAGCCCCTGCTCCAGAACGCCGACCCGGCGGCTCAGCTTTCGTAGGCTTTCGGCTTCCTCCCGGTAGTGCGCCCGTCTGCGTCGGTCGGAGACAACGACCGCGCCCAGAACAAGGCAGGCCACGAGAATATTCAGAATCATGAGAATTTGCATTGTGTCCTCCTTACTGGGGAAGGGGCGGTTTCCCGCCCCTCATAAATCAGGCCTGATCCTTCGCCGCGACGGCGGAGTTGAACATGCCGGCCTTTGCCGCATAAGCCCGCAGGCGGTCGCCGCTGGCCAGGGTGACGGCGGCGGTGTAAGCCTTGGCCTCCACGGAATACCGGGGGTCAGAGCCGTCGGTGGTGTAGTAGACGGTTGCGCCGCTGGTGGTGGTCTCAATGGTGGCAGCCTTGCCGCTCATGGTGATGGTGGGAGTTTTCACCACGGTGCTGGGGGCGCAGGCCACAAGAACGCCGTCGGCCTTCTTGCCCAGGACAAAGGCGTCGTACATCATGCGGAACTCGATCAGATCGCCGGACAGGCCGGGAGGATCGACGTGCCCCTTGAAGTCCTTGATCTTCATGGGGGAGATGACGGACTTCTTGTGCAGGATCATGAACACCACGTTGGCGGGCATCCGGTCGTTGGACATGGGCAGGACGTTCATGCCGGAGATCTGACCCACGGTGCCCTTGGGCAGGGTCTTACCGCCCAGGGAATCCAGGTTGACCCACTGCTTCGCCAGCTGGAGGGTGTCCAGATACTCGTAGGGAATCAGCAGACTTACGTCGCCCTTGACGCCCTTGTCCCGCTGCTTGTTCCGCGCCTTGATGATGTAGCCGATAATGGTGTCGGTGGTGGGGGTTGCGGTCAGCTCCTCGTGCATACCGGCGTTTTCCGCCCACTTCTTCAGGCGGTAGGTGTCTACCTCGGGGATGATATGCTCCTCCCGCTCCGCCTTCATGATGGCGCCGACCTTGTGCTTGTCCATGACCTCCATGTTGTTGCCCTTATCCACGGACAGGCTCAGAGACTTGTCCTGGGTCATGGTGAAGGTCTGCTCCTCGTTGCCCACTTCCTTGGTGTCGCCGTACCGGCTGCCGGTACCAACGCCCTTGGTGCGGTCGTAATCCTGAAGGGGTTCGGTTCTCAGGCTCTTGACATGGACGGTCTTCACGCCGGAAAACTCCATGTCCAGACTGTGGTCAAAGAGACCGTCGGTCTCGGAGGCCTTGTCGAAGCCCTCCATCAGGGCGGCCTTGTACTTTTCGTCAAAATGAATGGTTGCGCTCATAAATTTCCTCCTTAAATCAAAAAATGAGCCGCGGCTGCCCCGTTGGGATCAGCTTCGGCTCTTGGCTCCTGTTTGTTTATTCTGTTTATGCGAATGCCGACATAAAGTCGTCAAAATCGCTCTTTCCTCTCTGCCCGCCGGAATCCTTCTGGCTTCCGGGGGAGCTTGAGCGGTTTTCCCGGTTCTTCTTCTCGGCTGCCAGCTGACGTTCCAGCTCGGCGATTCTGGCCTCCTTCTGGGCGGCCTCGTACTTCTGGTAGGCGCTCAGGAGGGTCATACCGGCCTGCACATCGGGGGTTAGCTTGCTCACAAGCTCGTCCGTGAACTCCACATCCGGATAGCTCCGGCGGAACTCGTCCACCTCCCGCTGTGCCCGGCTCTGGCTGCTTTCCTCCGCCTCCTTCTGCTTGTCCTTCTCCGCGTTGACCGCGTCCAGACCCTTTTGCAGTCGGGCGTTCTGAAGCTCCAGCTTCGCCTCCGTCTCCGTGCGTCCCTCACCCTTCCGGTAGCTGACATACAGCATTTCCGCCAGCTCGTTCAGGGGAGTGCCGGTTTTTTCCGCCAGGGTGGTCATGATCTCCATCACGTTCTTCTGGCCGTCCAGCTGGGTTTTCAGCTCCTGAATGGTCTGCTGGGCACGTTCCTTGACCCGGTCGTAATCCGCACCCTTCTGGGCAAGGGCGGTCATTTCGGCAAGGCCGACGGTTCGCTCCTCCTTGTTGACCTTGATGGTGAAGGTCTGCTCGGCATCCGGCTTGCCCGATTCCTCCGGGGCGTCGACTTCCCCGCCGGTATCTTCTCCGGTTCCCTCGTCAGGTTTTTCCGCTCCCTCATCGGCCACGGCGGTTTCCTGCTCTGTGTCAGCCCGCTCCTCGGCCTGTGCGCCGGTTTCCTGGTCGGTCACGGTCTGGTTGCCGTCCCCGTCAAAAGCCGCCACAAAGTCCTGGTAGCCGCTGTCCATCGTTTCTTCCATTGTGTGTTCTCCTTTCGTTTTCGGCTCTGGTAGGCCGTATATTCACGCCTGTGGTAGGGCGCAAATTTCTGATTTACCCCATGATGTAGCTCCGGCTCAGGCCGCTGCCGCACATGGCCGTCTGATAGTCCATGCCTCCATCTTCCTCGTCGTCCTCGGTTTCCTCCCGCTCCCGTTCTCCGGGGAGGACGTAGGTCTGGGCGAAGTATCTCAAAGCGTCGGGGCCGTGGGTCAGCTCATGGGGGTTCTTGCTGACGTCGTTGGGGTCTGTCTTGTCGTGCTGTAAACACTTGATGCACTCGATCAGGCTGCCGCAGGTGTCGAATATGATAAGCCCCGGCTTTCCGTCCTCCCGGAGCTTGAAAAGCTCCTTCAGGGCGTACCAGCCCTGCTTCCGGTTATTATCTGCCTTGACCAGCCCCACCCCGTTTTCGGCGAAGGTAGCCGCCTGTGTCTTGCCCGTCTCCCGGCTCCGCGCCCACATATCCGGCGGGGAAATGGTAAAGTCGATATTCTCATCCGGCCTTGTCAATTCCAGCTGCTTCCTCGCCGCGTCGGAAACCACCATGTTGCTTTGGGCAAACTGCCGGTAGACGTAGCATCGTCCGGTTTCGTCCACCGCAACCCAGATGCAGAAGAACATGTCGAGGCCGTAGTCCATGGCGCGGTAGCGCTGCCAGTTCGGCTTCAAGGGGAAGGGCTTGCAGGTATGGATGCCGTCGGTAAACTCGTCGAAGTACACACCCGCCAGGGCGTTCCAGTCGCCGTATCGATGCGCCCGCCGGACGTCCTCGGGCAACAGCTCCAGCTGCTTGACGTAGTCCGGGTTCGCCTCCATCAGGTCTTTGTTGTCGTCCACTGTGGCGGGGATGAAAACATAGTCCTTCGGGTTTTCCCCGGTCTTGAACTGCCGGTCTATGAACAGCCGCTTCACCCAGAAATGACCGGGTCCGCCGGGGTTGCAGGTCAGGTAAATCCGCTTGGGTATCCTGTTCGCGCCACGGACGATACCCGCCAGCCCCCGGAACTCGCTTTCCAGGAACTGAGTCGCCTCGTCGATGAACAGCCACTCGTATTCCTGACCCTGGTATTTGCCCTGCACCGCCGCGCCGTAGCCGGGCATGTTGCCGAACTTGATCTTTGACCCGTTGGCAAAGGTAATGACATGGTCGGACTTGTTGTAGTTGAACGTACCCGGCGCCAGGATTTTCAGCATGGGGTCAATGAGCGTTCCCTCCATGTCCCCGTATTCCCGCCGGAGGATCAGTATTCGGATTCCCGGGTAGGTGTAAGCCCCCAGCGCCGCCTTGCGCACCACTGACCAGGACTTGCCGCCGCCTCTTGCGCCGCCGTAGCAGGTGTACTTGGCCGTGCTCAGGAAAAACTTCCACTGCGGCTCCGAATTGGGCGACCCGATATTCACTTCTACAGCGCTCTCAGCCGCCTTTTTTGCCGCCATTATCTGTCCTTTCCGGAAAACAAAAAGCCAGAACCAACGCTCTTTACAAGCGTTCGCTCTGGCTCATGGCTCTGGCTTTTTCCGCTGTATTCAATTACGCTCTCGTTCTTGCATCGCCCGCAGAACAGCGGGAACCGCCTCAGCTCTGTGGAGGAAAGCACTCTGGTCTTTGTCCTGCACCCACACACCGGGCAATATAAAAAACCTCGTTCATCTACTCGCACGATTGCCGTCCTTTCTCTTGGCGGAACAGGCAGGACTTGAACCTGCACACCGGAATCCACCGGTGAACGGATTAGCAATCCGCCGCAGTACCCGTTATGCTTACTGTTCCGTATCTGGTGCTGATGGCTGGGGTCGAACCAGCTCCCTGCGCCTTATCACGACGCCGCTCCGCCTGTTGAGCTACACCAGCATTTTTTTATTTTTTTATGACCGCCTTTTCAAAACCACCCCGCCCGTTTCCCCTCTACCCCCTCCCGGGGCAGTCTCAAAATTCGTTGCTGCGTATAGTATATATATTATATATTATATATAAGCTATAATAGTAATATTAAAGCTATAGGTTATATATAAGCTATATAAGCTATAAAGTATATACCAGTCTTTATCTTAGATATAGGCTTTAAGTATATAATAATCTTACTATTGCCGCATTGACGTTTGAATTTTGCAGGGAAGAAGAAAACGGTCGGAAACTAGGAAATGGAAAGAGAGGGTGTGTCGCATATATCTATACCTTATCGAATGACCCCACCCCCTTCCCCGCTATCCCCCCGGGGGTGGGTGGCTCAAAAGAAAGCCTGTCAGTTCCAGCCCATATTTCAACCAGCCAGGGGGGGTATAGCTCAGCCAGGGCAGCACCAGCGGCACAACAGCCATTGCATTTATACCCCAATTGTCCACAACTGGAATACACCAATTGCAATTACCCTCGAAATGTTCGGACTCTCCCTATTACACCTATAAACTTCAAACATTTCAGAGAAAACGAACGCAACAAAAATGATATTTTGTGGCGTTCACTATTTTCCGGCCTTCTTGCCCCGTGGGTCATCCCCGCCAAACTGGATATTGATCCTCGTCGGGCCTGCCGTGCCAACTTCCCTATCGGTGTAGCTGATACCATCGCCGATATCTTGTTTAAGGGCAAAAATGGCTTTGGACTGAACCTGGCCAGACCAGCCCTTACCGCTGAGCATCTCCCCGCGAACCCAGGTTGCAACCCTTTTTAACGCAACTGCTCTGCCATAATATGCACTTTGCCTTTCCTCCCCTCTCTCTATACACTCTTTGACCTCTGCCTCCGTGTACCCCAGCGTAGCACAAAAATGTGGCCATGATGGCCGGGGAAATTTGCCATCCGTTGCATCCTGCTTATACTTTTTGATAGCGGCATTCAGTTCTTTCTCCGGCATCCGAAACGGGATACCAGCGCCGGAATTTTCGTTTCCGGGCATCAAAACCACCTCCAAAAGTTTGGAATTCACCATTTATCTAATCTCTATAATATTCAATAAACAAGCGTTTGTCAATATCGAATCACGATGATCAATACATGATAAGCAAAAAGAAAGCGCCGCATTGTAATAATGCGACGCATGGGTGAACAGCGGTGTAAAATGCGTAGTACTTGTGGCCGTGGAGTGCTTAACCTCTGGGAAAGAAAAAAGCTGGAATAATCCAGATATAATAATTAAATTAAAGCGGGAAAAAGGGTAGGCTTTGGGGTGGCGAAAAAATAATTTGAAAAAATAAAATTGGGGCTTGACATACTTAATCGAGTATGCTATAACATAAGCAAGCAAGGGCGGCGGCCAACTCCGAAAGGAGGGAACGCCCATGAGCGTAGAGGAAACCTTAGCGTTACTTATGCTTGTGATAGCGGCTATCTCTCTGGGAATCCAGATAAAGAAATAACCGCCCCCCACCCCTAGCGAGAAGCGGCTATTCACCTAGTCACTGTTGGCCGAACTTCTCCGCTGGAACCGGGGAAGCCGTCCTTGCCCATCATAATATCATGAATCGGGGGCGAAGTCAATAGAAAAAAAGCGGAAGACCACGACCAGCACGGAAGTCAAACGTCGGTACAACGAAAAAGTATATAGCAAAGTCCAGGCCGAACTGCCAAAGGAAATTGTATCTGCATTCCGTGCAAAGTGCGCAGAAAAAAACGTATCCCAGGCAAGCGTAATACTAGAAGGAATCGAACATTTTTTAAGGGAAGATTGATTCCCTTAAAAATATACATACTCAATTAAGTATGTACACAAACGCAAGGAGGAAACAGAAATGAAAAAGTTGTATGAAATTTGGGCGGAGTTCCCGGACGGCGTGGAGGCCAAAATTGAGAGCTGGAAAAGCCTGAAACGAGCTAACAGCGCGGTTGATGCAATGAACCACGCTAACCAGTGCGACCTTGCAGAGGGCTACGGCTTCCCCCACGGGGTTCCTGTTTACAGCATCCGGGTAAGCCAGTAACCCAAACAGCATAAGAAACAGCCGCCCCAAACCCGGGGCGGCTTTCCCATTTCTCACACAAGTTTCCCTTTGTACAGCTTGTAGAACATCTGCGCTTCCTCATTGGAGTACCCCAGCGCCACCCATGCGGCGATCATGTCCGCCTTCCTGGTGAACTCCTTAGTGACTCCATAGGTCTGTGTAAACTGCTCCGCGGAATACCCCCTTCCCCGGAGATAGGCATATTTGAGTTCCGTCTTGTTGGGCTTCTCCGCCTCGGGGTCATAGTCCGGCATATACAGCAGCATGAGCCTGTCTTTTTCCTTGTCGCTCAGGCCGTCCAGTGCCGCGATATAGCCCCATTTGTCCCGGTTGGTAACGGTGGCCTCCCCCGTGTCCTTGTCCACGCTGCCGGTGCCCTGGAGGTCAGCAAGCCCCTTAATAATCCGGTCTGCCACATCCGAAGAAAGGCCGGATTCCGTCATGGCGTCGAACTTCTCCGTTTCAATGGAGAATGTCTGCCGGAAAACCATCTTGTCCTTGAGGGCGTCGTGGGCGGCCTTGGTGATCTGGCCGGATTCATAGGCGTTTCCCAGTGTCCGCGCCCATTCCTGCGCCTTGTCCTTTCCGGCCATTCCGGAATTGTCGTCCAGATTCTTGTAAACCCCGTACAGGCTTGCAAACGTCTCACCGCTTACGCCGTTCTCCCTGGCGGTTATGTAGTACCCGATTCTGCCGCCGGTGCCGTTCTTAAATTCCTGCTTCTGGGCGTTCCCCAGGGATTCATAAATGCTGTAGGCCTGCCCCAGTGCCTTCGGCTCCATGGTGTCGAACGCCTTGGAAAACTCCGACGTGACGATCTTCCGGAAAATAGCCTCCGTTTCCTTCCCGTCGATTCCCCGCTTCCAGCCGTCCATCCCCGCATAGTCCGGGAAGGTCTCCGAAAGTCCCTTGGCCTTTGCGTATTCATAGGCAGACTTCACCGCCTGCGCCTTCTGCTGGTCGGTCATAGCGGCGTATTCCTTGGAGCCGATCATCTGGGAAACAATGCGGTATGCCGTCTGCCCCTGGGTCGTTGCCAGTTTCTGGTATTCTTCCTCCGTAAGCCGCTGGTTCTTGTGGACTTCTCCGTTTTTGCCCGTGTAGCTGACCGTCTTACTGACTTCCGGCGGCGATACGTTTTCCTCCTGGGCGCCGTTCAGCCGCTCGACCTCCGTTTCCACAGCGCCGTTGTCGATCTTCTTCAGCGTCCCCGGATTGACAAAGGCGTCGAACGCCCGGGTCATCCAGTTGGCCGCGCCCTCTCCTATGCCGTTTTTCTCCTTCTCGCCCCATGCGTTGACCTTGTCCGTCTTGTACAGGTTCCCCAGAAACGGGATGTTGGCCGCTTCCTTCTGAATGTCCCGGATGGTGGGGTCTGCGCTGTTGGCGAAGGTGGTCTGCTTGTTCTCCTGAAAGAGCTGTGACGCCTGCCGCGCCAGTGACGGAATGCCCTGTGTGAAATAGCTGGTTGCCATGTTGGACAGTACCGCAAGCACTATGCCCCCGTCTTCGGCATATCTTCCGCTCTGGATCACATCGTTCAGGCTGCTCAGGCAAGACAGGGACAGCATCGGCTCCAGCATTGTCCCCATACCCCGGAGGAATGCCGTGAATTTGGATACACTCACATCCTCCCCCTGATTGTGTATCAGGTTGTAGATATTTGCGCCGACGAACAACGGGAGATTTGCGGGCGCCGCCCAGTCGATCCTGTAGCTGTAATCCTTCCCGCCGATGGAGAACTCCAGCGCGTAAGTCTGACGCCCCCGCCGCTTTTCGTCATCGTCCACGTCGCTTCCCGTCAGTCGGATTCCGCCGATACCGCTGGCAAGCAGCCCACCCAGCGCCATTGCCGCCGTTCCCGTAAGACCGGCGGACAGCTGGTCAATGGCCGTCGAGGCCGTCACATTTCCACCCGCTATGCTTCTTGCGGTGTTGACCAGACCCTTGACAAGCCCCACCGGGGAATACTCCGTGAACCGGACAACGATATTCGCCGGTGTCCGGCGGAACGGCATAATGCCCTCCCCCAGAAGGTTCGCAGCCTTTCCGTATGGGCTGTCGCCCTTGTACCGGAGGGTGGTAGCGAACAAATCGGAAAATCCGTTGCAGTCGTTGAAGGTCGCCTTCATGGCCTCGTCAATGGCGTAGGCGCGTCCCTCGTCCAGAATCGTGTCGCTGACCTTCCCGCTGGTGATATCCCCGGCGGAGTACCCTCTCGCGGTCAGGAACCCCGCCAGCGACTTGGCATAGTAGGGGTTTTTGAAGATCATGTCGCCGACCTCCGGCGCAGCCTTCGTCCACTTCCTCACGGTTTCCAGCGTCTTGTTGTCGTATATCTTCCGGTTGTCGAAAAGCTTCTGACTGGTCACGTCGTCCCCCAGCTTGCCGGAGTATTTCAGGGCGTCCTGTACCATGTCCGACTTTGCGTCCTGCTTCGCCCATTGCAGCAGCTCCCGGTCTGTCCGCAGGGACTTTGTGCGCTGCTCCTGTGGAATCGCCAGCTCCATCAGGGCGCCCATTTTGTCCTTTACCGCCTTGTAGGGCATGAACATGGCGTTGCCCGCCAGGTTCCGCGCCTGTGTTTTGACGTTGCCCAGCATGCACATGTACCGCCATGCGTCCCATTTGGCCTTTTCGGTCGCGGGCATCTGCGCCGCCACCGCGGCGTAAATGGCGTTCTCCACGTCCTTCATTTTCTGCTGGGCTTCCTTCTGGATCTGGGGGTCTTTGGCTCTTCCGGCCTCCTTCGCCGCGTTCAGATAGTCCTGCTCCAGCTCCGGGTCGATGGTGGCTTCAAACCCTTTCTTGACCTGCCCGGAGCGGATCATCTTCTCGACGTTGTTCTTGACGCTTTTCTGCACCGTCATGAGCTGCCCCTCCGGGGTCATCTTCCGGAACAGTCTGAACATGCTCAGCTGCCGTCCGCTTTGGGTGGCCATCTGGCTCAGGGTGACCATCAGGTCGCTGGCATAGTCCGCCGCCCGTGTGCCTTTTTTCTCCGTGACCATGGCAAGCAGCACCTGAGCCTTTGCAACGTCGTATTCCGACAGCTTCCCCTTTGCCGCCGCGCCGCTTACCTCTCCGACAGACCTTGCCAGCCCTTTCTCCTGGATTTCCTTGTAGACGGCGTCCCGCACATCGTCCATGTGCTGTGTCTCATGTCCGAAAGCGCCCTCCTGAATCAGCCGCTTCGCCGTGTCAATGTCCCGGTCGGATATAATGTCGGAGTTCATCAGGTTGTGGGCGTTCTCCGAAACCTCCCGCCCGTAGGCGTCCACCTTGGGGACCTCCACGTTCTTCGCGTCGCTGGCTCTCCGGGGCTGTACATTGTCGTCGGACAGAAGGTCGTCATACGCCGCCGTCCCGGTGAAGTTCCGGTCAGCCGCGCCGACGGAGCTTTTCGCCGAGGCGTCAGCCTGTCCGCCCCCCGTGGACTTCCCGGAACTGTCCGCCACCTGTGGACTGCCCTTCCCCATCAGGGAATCCCGGTAGGCCAAGGCGGCATCATAGTCGTTCTTGCCGTAGGTGGGCAGTGCTTCCAGCTGTTCCTTTGAGTACCTGGGATAATCGCCCATCTTCTGGGCGACGGTGTCCGCGCTGTCCCCGTTGTGCTTCATCACGTAGATGTACGGTTCTCCCTTGTCCGGTGTCCATCCCTCGTTGGCATAGGTCTTGTTGAACTCCACCCTTGCCACCGGCTCAAAGCCGTATTTGCTGTAAATCTTTGCCAGGGTTTCCCCGTAGCAATCCAGTTTATTGCCGCCGGCGCTTAACGCCCGAAGCATCAGGCTGTCCGCAAGACCCTTCGGCGCGCCCTTGGCCTTGTTGGTGAAAACTGCCTCGATGTCCCCGTTGTTGATGACAAATCCGGCCTGCCCGTTCTCCGCTAGGTAGGATTTTACGCCGGGCTGGGTCAGGTCGGAAACCTCCTTCGGGGACACACACCAGCCGTTTTTCACGTCGGAGTTCCGCCCCTCGTTCAGCGCGTCCACAAAGGTCTGAGCATCCGAATCCTGATACATCCGGACGTCCGGGCTGCCCTTTTCAGACAGCGCCTTTTGGGCTGTTTCGCTTAATAGAAGCTCTCCAGAGTCTCGTATATCTCCTTGTCCGAGATCCCGTCCTCCCTGCAATCCTGGATTACCGCTCTCGCTACCTTGAACTTGCTGTACTCCTTCTCCAGAAGCTCCGTATAGTTGATTTCCTGCCCCTTGGGCTGTTCCTTGCTCTGCTGTTCCTGCATTCTCAATACCTCCCTGTATCGGATTCCCGTTAATAGCATTATAATTCCCGTCAGTGCCGGTGTCAACGCCCAGAACCCGGTCGATGGCATTTTGCACCGCCTGACGCCTTGGCGAAACCTCCGGCGTTTCCTGCCTTGCAGGCGCTCTTTCCGCCAGCTCCTGCCCCATGTCCTCAATCAGGCTCTGCGCCCCCTCCCGGTTCAGGGTTGTGGGGGCGGTGTCCCCGGCCATCTGCCGGACGGCTGCCTTTACCGCGTTCCGCTTCTCCGACGCCGTGGCCATTTGGGACAGGTCAAGCCCCGTCTGCCGGGAAAGCTGCTCCATCGCCGCCGGGTCGGCAAGAATCTTCTCCACGGTCTTGTTGCTCACGTTCCCCGTTTCCACCAGCTTGTCCAGTGCGTTTGTGAGCGCATTTCCAGCCTGCGGCATCCCTGCCGCATCTGCATCAGGGCTTTGCGCTTTCGTGGTGTCCATGGACGTTTCCGGTGAAATCCCCGTCTGTGGGCTTCCTGTGGCCTCCTGCTGGCTCGCCTGCGTTCCCTGCTTACCGAGCTTTGTCATCACGTCGCTGTAGGCGGTAGTCCCCGCGCCCATAATGGAGCCGGACAGGCCGGAAACGACCGCCGTGTTCACTGCCTCGTTCCAGACGTCCTTGCTCGCCTGTGCCTTGGCTTCCTCGTAGCTCATACCATTTGCCACCAGCTCGCCGATGGTCTGATTGTACTCGCTCTTTTCCCGTAGAATGGCCGCTTCAGCGAGGGTGTTGCCGATAAGGCTTGCTTCTTCCTCGCTGATCTCCACGGCGCCCTGGCCGATGGTGTTCAGTACCCATTTCCGCAGGTCGCTGCCACCCAGCTGCTTTGCCTTGTCCAGAGCCTTATCCAGCGATACCTTTTCCGTCAGCACCTCCAGCCCGGCGCTGACCGTTGCCATGGCGTAGGCTTGGGCAGGGTTAGCGCCATTCTGGGACGCTTCGCGCAGGGTGTCGGTAAAGGAATTGATTCCGGCAAGGGCCAGCGAACCGGACGCACCGCCGCCAAAAACCAGCCGCGCCGCCGAATCCGCCGCAGAGGTCACCGCCTGATACCCCACCGAAAGCCCCTTCCTGAGCTTGCTGTCTCCGTCTCCGGCAATTCTTTCCGCCGTGTCCGCAGTCACGTCGTTCCCGAATACGCTCAGCGCATCGTTGGGTGTGTATGGGGAAAGTGTGGTATACCGTCCTGTTCTATCCCCCATCTCAAATATTCTTCCGGCCATAGCGTCCACGCCGCCCAACGCCCGTGCCGGGAAACCGATGACCTGCTGCGCTACGGCGCTGCCGGCAGCATCGTTGTTGGCGTGGACATCTTGCGCGATCTGTTCGGCCATCTGCTGGCCTGCGTACCAGTTATAGGATTCCTTCAGTTCCGCCAGATGTTCTTCCCCATACTTTTCCACAAGCGGCTTCCATGCGTCGTCCACCTCGTTCTGATACCCAAACCACCGTATCGGGTTTGTGTATGCGAACACATCCCGCTGAGCATTCTGGCTTTCTGCGTACTGCTCAAACAGTTTCCTGTCTTCCTCCGGCATGGCGTTGATCTCCGCCATATCCTGCGCCATCACCCGTCGGTTCTTCTCGTCGTTCGACAGCTTTTTGTAATAATCCGCCTTGGCTTTCAGCCCCTTGGATGTTTCGTCCTCGAATGTCTCCACAATCTGCGGCGCATTCCGGGGAACCTCCGACATGGGAACGTTCTGCGTCAGCTTTGTCGCCGCCTCCCGCTTGCGCTGCTGGAACTCCTGAGAATTCACATAGTCGTCATACTCCTTCTGGGCAAGAGCCGCGTTTTTCCTGTAACCTATGGCCTCATTGTCAAGCGCGACCAGAGCGTCCCGGTATTCCCGCTGCGATTTCTCCCTCTCCACCGGATTGTATGTGCCGCTGAGCTTTTTCACGGACTGCACCCGTTGATATTCCCTATTCGCTTTCTCCCTGATCTTCCCCCATGATTCATCCTTCGTAACCGCCATACTGTAAACCTCCTGATCTGCCGGCCTTAATTGATATACTCCCGACGTTTTGCGGCCGGGTTCGGCGCACCGCCGCCGCTGCTCTGTGATCCGGAAGCGGCCGATCCGCCGGAGCCGTCATCGCCGTACAGCCATGCCAGAAGATCCTCAATGGTGATGTCCGAACTGCCGCCACCGCCGCCGCTTCTCCTGTAGCTTCCGCCGCCACCGCCTCCGCCGCCACCGCCGCCGTGCTTCGCCTTCAGCAGCGCCAGCTGCTCGTCCGTCAGGCCGTAGAGCTTTGCAAGGATGGAGTAGTCCCCCACTCCCGCCATCAGGTTTCCGGCCTCCTTCTGCATCTGCATCAGCTGGTCTTCGTCCGCCTTGGCGGCGTTGTACAGCGCCTGCGCCCGCTGGTAGTCGTTGTCCGCCTGAGCTTTGGCAATGGCGGCAGAGTATTCCTTGGCAAGCAGATTCCGCTGCCGCTCGAACTGGGCGTCGGAATCCGTCTGCGCCGCTCTCAGGGCAGTCAAATCCGCCTGCAGCTGATTGTCCTGGGCAAGCCTCGCCTGTGCCATGGCGCCGCTGGTCAGGCCGTAGGCGTTCTGTACCTCCCCGTAGTTCTTCGCCGCCTTGGCGGATTCCACGTAGGTTCTATTCAGGTTCGCGTCCGTGGCCTTGCGCTGCTTCTCCGCGCTAGCCGCAATGTCCGACACCCCGGTGTCGTAATTCTGGGTCAGGGTCTGCTTCTGGCTTTCCAGACTGCCGTCGTACATCTTGTTGATATACGCCGCGTCCTTGGGCTTGTTGCCCAGACTGTCGTACCACGACCCGCCGGCGGTTCCCGCGCCCTGGGTCACGTTCTCGATTTTCTTTTCCTCCATGTGATTTCTCCTTTCTCAAAACAGCCCGTAGGGCGTGGAAATCGGCTCAAATTCCCCCGGGAGTTTCCCTTTCAGGTCTTGCAGCGCCTCCCGGTACCGCTGTAAGAACCACGCCGCCAGATCTTCATTTTCCCCGCTGAGCAGCTGCGCCGCCAGAAAATAGGGCAGCAGCGCAAGGCACAGCGTGTCGTCCAGGGGAATGACCTGGGTAAAATCCGGATTCTTGTAATCCTCCGCCGCCAGAATCCCGGGAAACGGCCGCCCCGTCCCTTCCGTGGAATACGTCCCGGAGTAGGGATACAGCGCCGGAATGGCGGTGTTCAGAATGGAGATCGTGCGGAACCGGTATTCGTCCGTGTCCACGGTCTGGGTTCCGCCGTTGGATTCGTCCTGCTCGTCCATCAGATGGATGGCCGTGTCAAAAACCTGTTGTACCGTTACCATGTGTGTTCCTCCTTACTTTGCCATGGACGCAAAGCGCACCTTCTGGTCGTAGCCCAGTACCGTGGCCAGCGCCCCGTCCGTGTTCACCTTGAAAATCAGCTTGTAGTAGACGAATTTCTTCACCTTCAGCCGGATGCGGTTGATTTTCGGGGTGTCGTTCAGGTCGAAGGTGAAGTCCGCAAAATCCCAGTTGCTCCAGGAAAACAGCTCGTTTGCCACTTCCTTCTCCATGTACTCGCTGCGCCTGTCCGTCGCCGCCGTAATAATCATCCGGGACTTGTCCTGGGGCAGCATGGAGACGTAAATCTCGCTGGAATACTTCCGCTGGAAGTCCGCCCCGAATGCCTGAAAGCCGGATTCCCATACCGCCTCAATGGCCGTGGCATCCCCGGAAGCCGTCACCGGCGCGTCTCTGGAAAGCCCCTCCTGAGAGAAGAAGAACATGTCCGTGTCCGTGAAGAATACCATCTCCCCGTCATGCACCATGGCGTTTTTCACGCTCTTGCAGAGGCCGGACTTGTAAATGCACCATAGACCCCCGTCCCCCGCCAGTGCGTACCGGTTCACCAGCACCGTGCCATCGTCGTCGTTCAGGAACACATAGTAGGTCTTGCTGTAGTCATCGTCGCAGGTCACGATCTCCGCGCTGCCCGCCCGGTTCAGGGAGTTCATCACCCTGTCGGAGACCCGCTTGGCGTACCGCTCGTCCTTGTAGTAGCTGGAGGTGATGCGCCATTCGTAGATTCCGTTCTTGCTGAATGTCCGGGGGAAATTCTCCACGGTCTGAATCTGTCCCAGCACGTCGTTTCCGAACTCCCGGTTTGCCGCCCGGAGGTAGAAGCCCGCAATGGTGCTTCCGTCCGTCAGGGTCACCGGCTCATAGCTGATGGTGAACGCGCCGTCGGGCTTGAATACCAGAAGCTTGGAGTAGTGCCGCACAAGCCCCGTCACCGGGGAGCCGGACATGTCCACCGCCACCTCGTTCATGGCGGGGAAATACAGCGCCGTCACCTCTCCAGACTGGGGAACCCCGGTGTAGTAGCACAGATTTGTCCCGTCCCCGGCAACGAACAGCCTTGTGTCCGTGGCACCGTTGTATGCCTCCGTCAGAGGGCACCCCAGAATCTTCAGCCGGTTCTCCGCCGCCTGGGTGGCATCCGTGGTGTATGTAAATTCCACATTGGCAACTCCCTTGATGGGAGCGGTGGTAAAGGTATAGGTGTGCTTCGATAAGTCAAAGCTGCCGCTGGCCGCCACGTCCTTCGACACATTGTCCACGGTGATGGCCGTCACCCCAATGGCCTCCTCCGGCAATACGTAGGCCGTTGCCTCCCCGTCGGCGCTGTATTCAATCCGCCGCAGCGCCGTAAGAAGATTCAGGTTTTCCAGCGTGGTGCCCCCTCCGGCAGGCGCCGCCCCGGTGACCACCAGGGGCACATAGGGAGCTTCTGCCGTAAACGTGCCGTCTTTGTATACCACCGTGTTCCCCTTGCTCATGACGTACAGCTTCCCCCCGAAGGGGAAAATCTTAACCATGGCGTTTTCCCCGGAGGTCAGCCCCAGCGCCCCGGTCTGCTGGTGGACAATATGCCGGTTTCCGTCCGCCCCTCTCTGGTATACAAAAAGCCTGTCCGCGTTCTGATAAAAATCGCAGATCACCAGAAGGTCGTCCTCTCCGACCCGCCCCGCCCAGCTTCCCAGAATGGGGGCGGGTGTCCGCTCGGCGGCGAAGTCCGCCCGCTGGATTCCCGGGCGAAGGGTCAGATTGTAGGCGTCGGTAATGAGGAAGTTCTCCATTCTGGAAGCTTCCCCCATTTTCAGCTCCGTGTCCCCGTCCGCCGCCTCGTTGATGCCCAAAAATTTGTCAACGGTGTAAATTTTCGTTCCCCGCTGCATTGTCTTCCTCCTTTCTGTATTCGTAAATGTAGATTTCCGCCCGTGGGTGCTCCTTGTCGTAGAACACCCGGCTGCCGTCCCGGCTGCGGATAATGGAAATATTGTCGTCCTTCAATATCCCCTCCCGGGTGAGGATATCGTCCAGGGAAGCATACAGGTTCAGGTCGTCCACCCGTCTGCGGGTCTGCATATACAGCCGGTAGACAATATGCACCTCTCCGGATATGGGTATCTTTGGCTTTCCCCGAAGATACCGCCCAGCCATGGCGGAATACTCCGTGTTGGCGTGCCCCTGCCGGATGTACTGCTTTGCCCGCTTCCCGCATACCGGGCACCTTGCCCCGGTTCCCGCAATCATCTGGGAATTTTTCTTCGTCCTCGGGTCGAGCGGAATCACATAGCTTGCCAGAAGCTTCAGTCTTGTCACCTCCTTTAAGCAAATGAGCCGAAGCAACCATAACGGCGCTTCGGCTCAAGGCTCTGAAAAGTTTTCTTATACCGTAATAATAGCAAAGATTCCCCCAAAAATCTAGCACCATTTTCGGGGTTTTCGCTGCTCCTTCTTCTTTACGGTGCAATCCTTACCAGGCGGGCAAGGCCGCTTTCCCCCGCAGACGAATATGTAATTGCAGCACCGGCTGCCTTCGTAGTATCCGAAGAAATACCAGCACCCGACGCAGTACTTCCTGCCGTCCCTGTACTCCACATTACCGCCCCATTTCCTTATCCCGCGTCAGCCGCCGCTTTTTTGTCGCGGTATCTCCTTTGAGCGGCTCTCTGGGCGTGGGCTTTCTGGCACTCCAAGCTGCAATAGATTTTCTGCTTGATCTTGCCCTGCGTGAATTCCTTCCCGCACTGGGGGCAGACCTTAACAATGCCCTGCGGGGCTTCCACGTCCTCAACATCGGCCTGAATTGGCGGGTGGTATCCGTGCATTGCCATGTACTTCCCGTAGCTCGTCCCGGCCTTCTGGGCGGCTATGGAGCACAGGGTAAGATAGTCCGGTTTCTTGCTCATGATTCCCTCCGATCAAAAATTCTTACAATATCGGCAATGTAGTTTGCCTCGTTCCGGGAAAGCGGAAGCTTCCCCACCAGAAGTTTGATAAAGCGTTTACGCGTCATGCGTAGCTTTCCTCCCCTTTCCCTTTTCTGCAATCCGCTTCTTCTCCGCTTCTTTCAGGGCGTTAAACACCATGATGTAAATATCCATTGTGTAGCCCGTGTCCACCGGAATCAGCGGGGCGATAAAGTGCCAGCAGTCCATGTAGGTGAGTTCATTGCTCATTTTTGGTCTCCCGGGGCAGTTTGATTTCTGCCCCATCGCGCATGTCATCGCTATCCATCGGATAGCTTACAAACCTCGGCCCGTTGCGTGTATTCATCACACCGTTCAGGAAGCCGCCGATCATACCATCGGGAATATCAAGTGTGATTTTCATTCGATTTTCTCCTTTCTCCGTGGCTGCAAAAGAATGTCCTTATATCTTTCTCGAATGGCGAAAACACGATGCTTGTTTTGGGGCAAAATGCGTATCTATCTTTCTGGTCCCACATGTGCAGATGCTTGCAGTCCCGACACCTGACCACGGGGACGGCATCAACGGTGGGGGCATTCCGGATTATCTCCTTTGCTATAATATCTTCGTCGGAAACATCAAATTGGAGTTCCAATTCCTCTGCATCAATTAAGCGTGGCATCTCAAATTCTCCTTCGCAAGCACTTTTTCAATATGTGCTTTCTTCCTGTAACATCTGTCCATCATCGAATGATAACTACCGTACCACGGCTCTTTGTAAAATGATCGCCCCTCAATCAGCCTCATAAAAATCCTCCTTCCTCGGCATCTTTTTCAGCCAGCGTCTGACGGCAAAGAACCGAATGCGTGACGGCTGATCCTTAGCCCACCGCTCAATAGCGGCGGCGTAAGCAATTCTAGCGTTAAGGCGCTGACGGTGTTCTTGTCTTTCACTCATTCCAGTTTACCCCCTTTAGCCCCGCTGATAGGCTACAATGCTTTTGATCTTGTCGTAGCTTTCATCTGTTGTTATAAAATCCTGTAATACAGCATCAGGGCTGGTAAACGCAAAATAAATCTGCGCCCCGTTCTCCGTTGGCCATATATCCTCCACCCAGTCCAGATTAACCAGCCGGGGCTTGCCCTGCAGATGCACCTCGATAAAATCAGCCATTCTCTGCGCCTCCTTCCTCCGGCAATTGTGGAAGCGGCATCCAGTGGGTGATGGAGCTTGCCCACGGTTGAACATTTTCACTGTCGATCAGAGCGTTTATAACCATGCCTCCGTCCATGCTCCAAACCTTCTGCTCGTGGCAGTAGTCAGCAACTGTAACCACCGCATTTTCGCCCATATCGTCCCAGATGTCCCGATACCTGTATCGGTATACTACGATGTATTTTTGCCAGACTTCATCGCTCTCCGGCAACCTCTCACTGCATGGAATCCACCTAGTCCGTTCCAACGCCTCCATGCCCATCCGGCAGGCTTCGTTCACCTCGTCCATGCCGTCGTAATGCTCCCGGTGTTCCGGGTCAAGGATTTCAATTGCTCGGTCAATCGTCATTTGTTTCGTCCTCCAAATCCATTTTGCATCCACACCCCGGGCAGTAGTTGTACCCCAGCAGTTGCACATCCTCGTCAATCTCAAAGCACCATTCTCCGCCGCAGGCAGAGCATTGGATTGTTACAAGACCGTTCCAATCATCGTCGGTTCGCAACCATTCCCCATGCCGCACCGGCTCCACATCGGCGGCGGGGAGGCTCTTAACTAGGCGGATAGCATTATAAACGTCGCAAACGTTGCAGACGCAAAGGGCGCTGCTGCTTCCAGCACACTCAGCACAGCCTGCTGCCACCCGAATCTTCTCGATTGCCGCCTCCCGGCTGATGTAATCACTCATGTTAATTCCTCCAAACTAATCTGCCCATCAATGGGCGTGTTGTCGGCCTCTTTCCGCTTCCGTTCCGGGACGACTTCTCTCACAAGGGGCTTGCGGCTTATTGCCCGATTGAATGCCCCGCAAGCCATCCATCGTCCCGCCCAGTCCGTCGCTTCACTATGGGTAAGCCCGTATACTTTGCATTTGCCACGCACTTTATCGTGATACTTGCCCTTTATGAAGTTGCTACACTCCCGGCACGTATGCCCATCCAAAACGCCGAAAAACCGGTGCATTAGAGCAAGTTTACGTAAAGCCATTATAGTTCCTCCACATAGCACCAACTCTGGGGCGGGCGTTTGATATGACCGCCATTTTCGCAATATGCACACCCATATTCATCGCACACTTTGCCTATGCAGATTTCAAGCGGGCGAAAAAACTTGCTCAGCTTCTTCGGCGTGTCGTAGATTTCCAGCTTGGAAATGTGCCAGCCGTAAAGCGTTGCACCTTTTCCGTAGTCCCACAAAGCACCGTCCACAAGCCTAGTCTGCGCCACAAAGTCATCGTCCACATCGTAGATTCCATACGGTTCTGTTGCCGCCTTGATGGTTTCAACCCGGTCGCAAATAAACTCCCCAATGACCTTGCCCCATGAGCCGCGCAGTCTGCGTGCGTCGTTGCCTTGCGTGCAGTAGATGTAGCATTTGAACGGCGTGTCCAGCTTTGGCCTGGTTTTTCGCACCTCAACGGTCTTTTCACCTCTGGCAATCTTCTCCACCCACTCCGGGCGAATGCTGATAAGTACCGCTTTAGCCATTGTCAGCCCTCCGGTTCCACATATCGGCGGCCTTTTTACGATCGTCTTTGGCAAACACAATTTCCCCATTCGATTTCAAGTCCGCCGTTACGATGAAATCTCTCATAGGCAGTTCAATCATGCAGTTAGTACACTTGATGCCAAATTGCCATCCATGCGTTGTGCACCGTTCGTAGTTTTTGTTGATTATATACTCTGCCTTACCCCCGCAAAACGGGCAGGGCTTCAGCTTGATTTCGTCCATGTAAGCACTCCTTAATAGTCGATATAGGCGTTGTCTTCGGCAGCGTTTTCGGCAGCGTCGGCGTCCACGATGATCTCGGTTTTGTTCAGGAACAGATTTACAAGGAACTGGTCGAACGGGTCCAGATAGCCGAATTTCAGGGTTTTGGACATATCCAGGCCGCCAATGGTCAGGCTTCTGATGGAAGCGGTCTGCTCATTTCCGTATTTGGAGAAACGGACTTCAACGGAATCATAATCGTCTGCGTCATATTCAGGCTCTGGGCAGAACTTGCAAGTGTAGTATGTAAAGCTGCCGGTGTAACCCTCCTCGATTTCCAGCTCCATAGTGAACTTCTGCCGGTCTTCCGCCTCGGAATAGTCCGTGCTGTTCATGACGTGCTCCCGGTAGCGCTTGAAGACGTCGGACAGTTTAATTCCTTCGTACCGCTGCACCAGGATGCCGCTCACGGCTGTCTCGATCTTCTTGCCCAAGTCATCAGATACGATGCTGGAAAGAATGGCCTTTACCTTTTCGGCAATAAAACCGTTATAGGCACTCAGACCGCAGTCCTTGGCCACCTGGGAAATTCCGCCCTCCATTTGCTTGCCCAGGGCATTCTTGAAAGAGTAGCTGCCCAGCTGGGAATCAATAGCGTCCATGATGGACTTTTCCAGGGTGTCCTCAATCTTCTTCTGGATAACGCCCTCGGCCTCCATCTGTGCCAGCTTCTGCTGGACAATTTCGTTAAAATCAATGTTCATAATTATCTCCTTCCCGCCCGGGTTGCCCCGGGCTTATCACCATATTCTGGCCGCAATTTCTTCATACGAAAAATCCTTGCTTGCCCAAGTTTCAGCGATAAAATTCGCATAATTCCGGCTGAATCCCTCGGCCATCAGCAGTTTTACAAAACGTTTTCGTGTCATTGGTCTCTCCTAACAGTGTCGATTTCGAGGCGGTTAAACCATTGTTCTGCCCTTGATGGCTTCCAGAGCGTCACCCAAAATGTGCCATTCAGGATGCCCGCCGGACGGCTCCTGAATATCGCAGGAATAGGCCTCATGCCCCCGCGCCCGGAATGCCTTGCACACGGTTTGCGATTCCTCGCAGGCTATCAGAACTTTCATTTCCCACTTCCTTTCTGTTTGCCTTTATTCCCCCGAGGGGCTTTCCCCCACCTGGGCGGGGTGCAATTCCGCTTCACCGGCTTGAAACAGCCGTACATTTTCGCCTTGCTCATGCTCAAAAACAATCCCCTCTCTCA